TTACGTCACTGGCTACTCAACAAACGTGATTAGTGACCAAGCAATTAACGTGACCGTCCGTGTCAACGCTTCCATCGTCACCCTTGGTGCAAAGGACTTCATGGCCATTGCAATCCAGTCAACAGCCGCAGACAACTGAGGTGTTTACCTTGGTGAAAGTTGAAGGAACCCTTGAAGAACTCAAGGCGCTGTTTATTGAAAGTGCAAAACAAGAAGCACGATCCACAGCAAAGCGAGCAGGAAAGAAAGCAGTGAAGAAGGCTGTCAAGACTGTCAAGCGAGCGCCCTCAGCGTATAACAAATACATGAAGAAGGAACTTGCACGACTAAAGAAGGCTCATCCGCGTATGAATCATCAGTCGCGATTCAAGAAGGCTGCAAAGTCTTGGAAGAGTGCAAAGAAAAAGAAGGGGGGTAAAAAGTGAAACTACTTTCAAAGCAAACCCAAGTCTTGTCATTAAATTGGTTAGGAGGACCGACCAATACTTGGGAATCTTACCAAGCCGGTGGTGATTATGAAGAACTTTCAATGTCATCGAACAACGTACAACTATTAGCAAACAAAGGATATTTCGATCTTGCTGGAATGTCTATGGAGCAAAAGACATTGTTTGTAAAAAACATTTCACTTCAATATCAAGGACCGCCAAGTGGCTTAAATGGAGTTGCGGGCGATGCAGTAGAAATTATTACTATGTTAAGCGATGTTCCAATAGCCCAACAAGACGTGTCAGGGGCCGGATGGTATCCTTCTACAATGTCTTCAGACAATTGTTTTTTGCGACGTGTGCAAACATGGGCCATTAGTACAGACTCCGGTACATTTGGCAGCTACTTTCAATTGATGAATGAAACCGTGGACGGTATGGCAGAGGAAACGACATCAGATCGAATCTATTACGCTGTTTATGTCCGTCTTATTATTCTCAAGATCGGACCTGCCGAAGTCTCTCCAATTACTAACGTGACAATACCGGGCATTCGGTTTGTAATTCAGGCAGATGCAAAGGAAGAGCCTGAATTTGTATATCTTATGCGACAACGTAGAGCATACGAGTTGCAACAACAACCGGACGTTGATTGAGATGATCGGCGACGTGTACAAAGTGAAAGAGCTGCCTATATTCAGGGCATTTCGATTGGGTACACAACTTGGTCAATATGTCGGCACTAAAGCCGGCGAAAGAACAGCGCTGCGCATTGCACAAAAAGGTGCTGCAACCGGTCCAGTATTTACTAAGGAAATGTTCGAGTACGAAATCTCTGCGATCCGAATGGGCGCACAAATCTAATTGAGGAATTAAAATGTCTGAAGAAACACTAATTGAAGAAACGAAAGCACCAACCAAGACTGAACGATTTGCACAGTGGCTTATGACACGTGAAGAACGTCGAGCTGAAAAAGAGTCCAACCTCGAAAGTCTGATTCGACTTAACGTGCTTGTATCTTTTCTTACTCTCGGTTTGGTCGGTGGGTTCGAAACTGTTCAACTTGCTATCTCAATGATCCCTTACTTGGGTTGACATAGCATACAGGCTTGAACCCACATGAAGTTGTATTCGCATCGAACAACTTCACCAGTGCTTAGGCGTTGGTTGTGCTTGCAGAAGAAAGTCTCATTGCAAGTTTCACATCTTACGCACATCAGTCCATTCCTCCGATGATGTCATTCAACCATTCCCATATTTCGGGATAAGTTATGTGTTCAACATTTGGGTTGTCATCGATGACGTTTCCAATTGCAGACAAAAGCAATTGAAGGTTCTGCATTGTGCCCGGTCTCATTCAGAAGCCTCCAACGTCGGACAGTCGGCAGTCCAATGATTGCCAAAACAATTCTTGCACATGTAGTTTCGAGGCGGTGCAGGCTTCACCTTCGGTTCACTTTCACCCGGTTGATGCTTTCGAAGCTGCATTCGAACCCAGTGAGAGAAGTTCTCACCGTCTTTGACCAGTTGCCTGCGGATCGCATCGCTTACTTCATCGAGGCTAATGGTACGGTTTGGCATCACTCTTCCTCCTTTGGTGGGCACTTGTGAGTGTCATCAGAGTAACGTTCGACCCAATGAGTCATGCATTTACGACAAAAATTAAACTGCTTGTGTGCATAATCTACGTGATGCATCACGTCGTATTGCCAATCCTGTGGTTCGTCTTCATCTTGAATCAATATGCGATGGTGGATCGCAATCTTGAGCCATTCCATTTGTTCTTTCGTCAAGTATAGTGTGTTAGTTAATGGTCTGTCCGCCATGATACTCCTAAGAGCCACTACTATATGTACATACGCATTAGCGGAATGCCTATAGCCTATGGCTATACATAGGGGTGGTGTGGTGTGGGGGTCTATTAGACGGCGTGCCACCGGTAGAGAAGATTAAGTGCTGAATGGGGGGTGCTAGAGTTGTCCGGGGGAACCGGTTTGGTACGTCATGCACAAAAACAACCCCCGGACACCCAAAAGAGATGATTAAGAATGGCTACAAAAAAGACCTCGATGTTTACGCTTACAGAACGAATTACAATTACTGCAGCTGCTACTGCCACGTTTGCAACAATTGACCTTGGCAGTTACGTTGATGTTGGTGATCGCCAAGCCCTCCAAGTTCACAGCGTGGATTTCATTTTTCAAGGCACTGCCCCCGGCGATGACTTGGTGTCAGACATCGGCAACGGCAATGAGGTAAGCGTTCAAGTGACAGACCTTAACCGTGGAGGATTGGTTTTTGCTAATGACAGAGCACTTGTCGCCTCAGCACGTTTGGCGTGTGACGGACAAGGAGGACTTTACAACCAATTCGATCTTTACCCCGACAACTACGGAAAAGGTTCTGATGATGGTCGATACGTTGTTAACGACCAACTTTACGTCACTGGCTACTCAACAAACGTGATTAGTGACCAAGCAATTAACGTGACCGTCCGTGTCAACGCTTCCATCGTCACCCTTGGTGCAAAGGACTTCATGGCCATTGCAATCCAGTCAACAGCC